CGTTCGTTTTCAAACGATAATTGAGCCCATAGACCAGCAGCCCTCCCTCAGCCGTCACCAGGTCCTCCCTGACAGGCCAGAGCCACCCGTAAGGGCTGATCTGGTGGCCGATGAGGTAGTTTCTGACCGCCTCGATGATCGTGTAGGCTTCGGATGCACCAGCCTCCCTGCTCTTGAGGTTCCTGGAAACCAGGACGATGAGGAAGTCCATCTGGTGATCGGCCCGGTTGGTCCCGATGACCTTTTTCTCCTCAAAATCCGCGCCGTGGTAGAT